TTAGAAGAAATAGAGGACACCGATGAAGACCTATAAACAACTTCAAGAGCGCATCAACATGGCGAAAGCCAAGATGGGTGATGTCATTAAGGACTTCAAGGATTCCGATGCTCCTCAATTCAAGGGCAAGTCGGACGAAAAGCGCCGCCAGATGGCGATTGCTGCTAAGTTGTCAAACGAAGAAGTCGAACTTGATGAAAAGTTTCAGGTTCACTATTATAACAAGAAGGGCGAGCATGTCAATAGTTCTTCAATCTTTGGTGATAAGGTAAAGGCAGATGCTCATGCCAAGCGTGGCAATTCTATCGACCAAGCCGGCGGCAAGTATGTTGTCAAGAATCTGGCAAACGAAGAAGTTGAACTTGACGAAGGTCGCATGAAAGAGATTGCTATGGACATTAACTCCATGGGCGATAAAGATTTCAAAGCCAAACACAAGAAGTCAAAGCAAGAGATGCAGTCTGCCCTAAAGTCGGAAGAACTAAAGGGCGACCAGCACCAGATTGATGCTAATAAGAATGGTAAGGTAGACGCTCACGATTTTAAACTCCTTCGTGGTAAGAAGAAAGTTGAAGAGTCTTCTGACATGAAGCAATTCATTGTGGTTCACGCCAAGCATGGTAAGTTTGAAACTCATGCTGGTTCTACATATGAGGCTGCAAAGAATGCTGCCGCTCATTGGAAAACTAAAAAGGGAACTTCTGGCATGGATGTGCATCGTGCGGACATTACGCACTCGACACAGCATGTCGGTTAATAAGTAAAGGGAATAGTAAATGGCGACTAAAGCAATTCTAAAACTAACACAGGTTCATGGCGTGGTGAAAGTGCGCGGGACTGGGTCTGCCACTATTGCCCTTGCTACCGATCTAAAGAAGTCTACTGAAACTCAAAGCTCACCTAAAGCGAATATTCGCACTCTTCATTGGGCATTGTCGGTGGGTTCTACAGCTACTATCACTAGAAATAGTGTAGTTCTGTATTATCTTTCTGGCTCAGGAAAGATGGAGTTTATGGGCTGGTCTGACAACGAAGAAAATGGTTCAGATATTGTAGTTGACTTTTCTTCTGGTACCGGTGCAGTAGTTCTAGAACTTGCCAAGGTTTCCGGTTATGGTCCACAGCAACATCAAGATCAAGGAGACCTAGGCTAATGAAACTTATTACCGAAGTCAACGAACAAGTTCGTTATATCACGGAAGAAAAAGAAGGTAAGAAGACTCTCTATATCGAGGGTGTTTTCCTGCAGTCCAACATTAAAAATCGTAACGGCCGTATGTACCCAGGAGACATCATGGGTAAAGAAATCAACCGTTACATGAAGGAAGCAGTTGAGAACAATAGAGCCTTTGGTGAATTGGGACATCCAGATGGTCCATCAATCAATCTAGATAGAGTATCGCATATCATTACAGAACTTCGCCAAGATGGCGATAACTGGATTGGTAAAGCGAAACTAACAGAAACACCAATGGGCAATATCGCTCGTGGTCTAATTGAGTCTGGCGGTCAACTTGGCGTTTCGTCAAGAGGCCTCGGTACTTTGAAGGAAAACAGAGACGGCGTTCAAGTTGTGCAGGATGATTTTCATCTAGCAACAGCGGCTGATATCGTAGCTGACCCTTCAGCACCAGATGCCTTTGTTCGTGGTATCATGGAAAATAAAGAATGGGTAGTTGTGAATGGTGTTTGGACCGAACAGCATTGCGATATGTCCAAGAAGTATATTAAGAAAGCAAGTAAGAAACAACTCGAAGAAGCAAAGATTCAAGTCTTTGAACGTTTCTTGCGCCATCTTTCTTCAAAGTAATATTTTTATAAATAGAATATAAAAATCCATTTAGGAGACGCAAATGAGTGTAGAAAACAAAATCAGAGAGTTGCTAACTAAGAAGCAACTATCCGAGGAAGTTCTAGATGAGAAGGTTGCAGGTGATGCAACTAACCCTAAGCAGGGTTCTTCCGAAGACGCACCTGCTGCTGGCAAACTAGGCGCTGCCGGTGGTAAGGATACATCCATCCCAGCTAAGGTTGCAGGCGATCAAACTCAACCTCGCCAAGGCGATTCACAAGATGCTACTATTTCCAGTGAGCGTGATGAAGAAACTGATAATCCAGGTGCTAAGGAAGCTGCTCCAGTTTCCAGCAATCAGGCTACAATTTCTCAGAGCGGCGCTGGTGCAGCACCTAACTTCACGACCCATAGTGACCCAACTTCGGTTGTAAACATGGCATCGTCAAAGGGTAATGTTCATCAAGAAGAAACAGAGGAAGATGGCGAAATGATCGAAGAAGATTTCACTACTGATCTCGCTACTCTCTTTGATGGTAACGAAGACCTATCAGAAGAATTCCGTGGCAAAGCATCGTCGCTCTTTGAAGCAATGGTAACTGCCCGTGTATCCAATCAAGTTCAGCAAATCGAAGAAAGTCTAATCTCCGAAGCGGCTGAATTGATGGAAGAGTTCAAGGCCGACTTGACCGAGAAGGTCGATTCTTATCTTGGTTATGTAATTGAAAAGTGGGTTGAAGACAACGCACTTGCTGTTGAAAATGGTCTTCGCACAGACATCGCGGAATCATTCATCAACAGCATGAAGAACCTGTTCGCAGAACATTATATTGATGTTCCCGAAGAGAAATATGATGTGCTTGGTGAAATGCAAGCCCAACTAGAAGAAGTATCTGCTAAGTTGGACGAACAAATTTCTGCAAATGTAGAACTGCACAATAACAATGTAGCTCTTTTGAAGCATGGCGTTTTCGCCGTTGTTTCTGAGGACCTTGCAAAGACTGATGCTGAAAAGTTTAAGTCGTTGGTAGCTGATGTAGAATTCGAGAACGCAGACATCTTTGAAGAAAAGCTAAACGTCATCAAGGAAAATTATTTCCCTTCTTCTAAGTCAACTACTATTGTGGAAGACAAACTAGAAGATGAAGGCGTGGAAGTCTTAGACGAATCGACAGTCAGTAAGTATGTCCAAGCACTGGATAAGATTGCTGCTCAAAACTAATTTTTTTATAAATAAAAGATATTGACACACAAGGAGAAAACTACATGTTTCTTTCAGAACAACTACAAAAGAAGTGGGAACCTGTTCTAAATCACGGCGGCCTCGGCGCGATTAAGGACAACTACCGTCGCGCAGTTACAGCCGTCGTTCTTGAAAACCAAGAAAAGGCCCTACGCGAAGAAAAATCTGCACTTTTCGAAGATGCCGCAACAAATAACATTGCTGGTTCAGGTGCTTCAGCTATCGACCGTTATGATCCAATTCTCATCTCGCTCGTTCGCCGCGCTCTTCCTAACCTAATGGCATATGACGTTGCTGGCGTTCAGCCAATGACTGGCCCAACCGGCTTGATCTTCGCAATGAAGTCAAACTACACCTCACAATCTGGCACAGAAGCTCTCTTCAACGAAGCCGATACAGACTTCTCTGGTACAGGTACTCACGCTGGCTCGAACCCAGTTGACGGTAGCTACACCACGGGTACTGGCTTGGCTACTGCTGATGCAGAACGTCTCGGCGAAGGCGGAGAAGGTGACGGCACTTTCGGTGAAATGGCATTCAGCATCGAAAAGACAACTGTTACTGCTAAGACACGCGCTCTTAAAGCAGAATACACAGTTGAACTGGCACAGGATCTTAAGGCTATTCACGGTCTTGATGCTGAATCAGAACTTTCGAACATTCTTTCGCAAGAAATTTTGAACGAAATCAACCGTGAAGTTGTTCGCACAATCTACAAGGTTGCTAAGACAGGCGCTGCTTCAACAGCAACAGCTGGTACTTTCGATCTTGACGTTGACTCAAACGGTCGTTGGAGCGTTGAGCGTTTCAAGGGTCTTCTGTTCAACATTGAACGTGACGCTAACGTAATCGCACAAGATACCCGTCGTGGTAAGGGTAACTTCATCATCTGTTCGTCAGACGTTGCCGCTGCTCTTGCAATGGCAGGTGTTCTTGACACAGGCCGCGCTCTACAGGGTGCTCCTTCGCTTGACGTTGATGATACTGGCAACACATTTGTTGGTACAATCAGCGGTAAGAAGGTTTATGTTGACCCTTACTCAGCTAACACAGGCGCTGCTAGCCAGTTCTATGTTGTTGGTTATAAGGGCGCTACAGCATATGATGCTGGTCTCTTCTACTGCCCATACGTTCCACTACAAATGGTTCGTGCTATCGACCCTAACAGCTTCCAGCCAAAGATTGGCTTCAAGACACGTTACGGCATGATTGCTAACCCATACGTAACACAGTCGAACGGCACAACTGACGGTGATACATTCACTGCCAACCGTAACCAATACTATCGTCGCGTTAAGGTTACTAACCTTATGTAATCGATACCTTCCCATTAGAGGAAGGGTTGCAAAAAACTGGGGGGAGCAGAAATGCTCTCCCCTTTTTCGTTATAAATAATAGACGGAGAAAGATATGTCAAGAAGAACTTTAGATACACCGGATACTTTAAATTATCTGAGGCCAAATGGTTTTCAGTTTAATATTGATACGCTTCCTAATGTATCGTTCTTTTGTCAGTCTGCTATGATTCCCGCATTGTCAATTGGTAATGCATATGTTTCTAACCCATTGGTAGACTTTACTGTTCCTGGTACCAATCTTACGTATGATGAATTGACCATAAAGTTTATCGTTCAAGAAAACTTCCAAAACTATATCGAGTTACACGATTGGCTAATTGGTCTAGGCTTTCCAGAAGAACGTGAACAATATAAACAATTCAAGCAAGCCAGAGGTGGCACAGCAAAAGGATTTAGTAGCTCGGGTGATTATTCTGATGGGACATTAGTCGTTCTAGATTCCGATCTAAATAAAGCAATGGAAATTAAATTCATTGATTGTTATCCAACAAGTTTACAGGGACTGGAATTTGATATCAGTGATGGTAATGTCCAGTATCTAACAGCACAGGTCACTTTTAAATATACGATGTATAAGTTTATCCAATAACTATTGAGGTTATATTATGAAATTATCAGAAGTCCAAGAAATGTGGACAGGCGATTCTAAAATAGATGAGTTAAATCTAGGTAGAGAATCCACTAAAACGCCAGAATTACATGCAAAGTATTTGAATATTCTTTCGAATACTAAACTGCAACTGCGAAAAGCAGAAGCAGATTACTATCGTCTACGGCGCGATAAAGGTAAATACTTTCGCGGTGAAATGACCCTAGATGAACTACAAGATAAGGGTTGGAACCAGTATCAAGGCCTAAAGCCATTGAAGCATGATATGGAAGATCGTATCAATTGCGATGAGGATATCATTCGTGCTATGGATAAAGTAGAATATGTTAAAGCCCTGCTCTATCAGTTGGAGCAAATTATACGCTCACTAAATAGTAGAACATGGGATATTAAGAATGCCATTGAGTGGACTAAATTTACAAACGGACTAATGTGAGTGATCTAACTGTTTCCAAGAAAAATGAAGTGCATCTCAGAGTTGATTGCGACCCTGGTATTGCACAAGAAATAAACGATTACTTCACTTTTGAAGTCCCGGGCGCACGTTTCATGCCAACGTATCGGGCTAAACTATGGGACGGTAAAGCCAGGCTGTTCAATATCTGGACAAAAGAACTTTATGTTGGCCTTCTGCCATACCTCAGAGAGTTTGCC